GCGGCCATGTCTCTTAAATTAGATGCTATTCTATCAGAATCTCTACCAGCTCCCAAAAATGCAGCTCCTAAATCTGCGGATTGGCCTGCTATTTTGCCCCCTAAAGCTAGTAAACTTTTAAAGGCTTTAACTAGTAAACCTCCTAAAACTACAGGATCTTTAAAAGCACTTATAAGACCTTTACCTACAGATTTTACAGAAGTAACCATCACTTTAAACTTCCCTACTAAACCTAAAGCTTTTGTATCTGAGACTCCTAATGATTTGGCTTTTTCTACAGCAGCATCTCTAGCATCTTCAAAAACATGATCTAAACCACTTAAGCCTATTTTACTAGTAAGCTTAGCTGCTCCCGAAAGGGCAGCACCTGTTAAACCTATACTTTTATTGATGTTATTAGAAAAGTTAGCTTGCTTTTGGAGCTCATTAGTAATTTCTTCGTTAAAGCCCTCAACTTTTTGTAATTGCTTTTTTAATTCATTAACATTACTAAGCCCTCTTCTTTCTGCAATTTCAATTTGAACCTTTAGAGCAGCAATTTTTGATTGGCGGTTTTGAATTTGCTTAGTTACATCTCTTTGCTTTAAAAGACCTTTTTCTGCTTTTAAATTCGCACTAGCAATTTCATTCGATACTTTAGCTAAACTATTAAGGCCTGATTGAACATCTCTAGTAAATCTTTGAGATACTCCTTCACCAGCATTTAATGCTTCTTCAAATATATCACCAATTTTGGAGGATATACTCCTTAAAGCATCTTCAACTACTACTGCAGTTTCTTTTGCTTCACTTCTGATTCTATCTTGGTTATTTTGCTTAGCCATTTAATATTAGGTTATATGTGATAAATATTAAGGGCATTATTTTTTTGCAGCTTTTGAAACATAATCAGGGACTGCCTGTTTTTTAGGAGCAGAGGCACCTGCATTTCTCATATTCTTAATAGACTCTTCTACTGAATCATTTTGGTTAGATTGTTCTTCATAATGAGTTTTAAGTTTATGAAAAGTAAACTTACGCAACCATATAGGCATATTATATATAGTAAGCCAATCATACCCCCCATTTCCATGAAAAACAATTTCATGGATTTGAGTGAATATATTATTTCTATAAAGAGATGCCTCTTTAGAGGTCAGGGTAAAAAAACGTGGTGGTGATAGAGACCTCCATTTCCTCCATATCACCATCTGAGTTTTCTACGTTAGTAACAAGATCGATATCGGGTTGGATTTCTGCTATATGTTCTCTTAATGCTCTGGCATCACGAGTTAATAAAGCAATATCCACAAAATCTCTAATAGTTTTAGTATCACTATCACCTTCAACTGAAAGAATTATATGTTTTAATCTGGTAGTTAATTCAGGGGAAGCATTTTTATTTACTTTTTGAAGACCTCTAATTTCTTGATCAATCTTTTTATCAATACCTTCGGTCATAAGACAGAAAGTAATATTAGTTTTTGAATGGGGTAAAGTATAAGAAAACTCGTTTTCACCTCTTTTTAGTAAAGATTCATTGAATGGTTTATTCTCAAGTGAAGTTAAATCAACTTTATATTTTTCCCCGTTTACTGTAAATTCGTAATCAGCTCCATAGCCTAAAATACGGGCAGCAATAAGGATAGCATTTTTATCACCTACTAAAAGATCATTATAATCAAATTTAGTAATAATTAAAGATTGAAGTAATTTATCAATTACCATTCCTCTAGCAATGTAGTTTTGATTGGTAAGGATATCTTCTTCTTTAGCAGTCATGTACTTCATTTCTACAGTACCAGATGCTAATGGGTGTCCTTCGGGATAGATTAAACCTTTTGAAGGGAGTTCAACAACTTCCGTTGGGAACTTAAACTTATTTTCTTCCATAATTTTTATTTATAATAACTTTTACGAGTATAAATATGAAAATAAAAAAGAGCTTGACCGAAGCCAAGCTCAATTTTAAAAAATATACGAAATTTTCTTAGTAATTTAACACACAGTAATCCATACCAATTGTTACTGTAAGGTTTTGTGCAGCTGCTGTATTATCCCAGTTGTACTCACCAAATTCAGCACCTTTAATAAATGCTCCTTTGATTACCCATTCTGAAACTATGTCACCTACTGGCCCTAAAACATCAATGGTTAGATCTTTTTTATAGAAATCTGAGTACCCGTTTCTACCAGTTACTGATTCGTGGTGTAAACGAACCCACTCCATTACTGCCTGGGCACCTGAAGGTGTGATAGGATCGAACATAGTCATTGTTAAATCGTTCCAAACTAATTTACCTTTTACTTTTCTGTAAGTGTTTATATGATTAAGAACAATTTCTTCTTGCGAGAAGCCGACTGATGAGATAGATTTGATTGTATACGAAGGAACACCGTCTACATACATGATAAATCTATTCTGTACTTTCGGTTCGAAAGCTGTGAAGAATATTTCGTTGGGGTCTAATACTGCCATTTTGCGTTATCTTTTATTCTATTATAAATATTAAACTTTCAAACTTTTATGCTGGGAACGTAGCTCCGGTTGGAAGTATGTTAAAGTCTAAGTAAATGAATTCAGCAGTTTTAGTTGGTTGTAAGTAAATTTGACCAATTAACTGATTTCTATCAATTACGTCAGCAGTATTGTTTGAATCATCCATAATTACTCTAAATGCATATAAACCTTGTCTCTGCTGTACTGATTCTAAGTACGGGTTAACTTGGCTTAAGAATGTATTTCTAGTAGCAATAGTATTTTGTTCAAATACTAAATTATCAGATACTTGAGAGATGTAAGATTTAAGTTCAATTAATAATCTTCTTACATTAATTCTATCAAGTGCTGAAGCTTTTTTCTGTAGTGTTTTTTGGCCAAATACTACTGTTCCAGCTGATGGGAATGAAGCAATTGGATTAACATTTCCAGTGTATAATGTATCTCTATTAGCTTGAGATAATTTTCTTTCAGGGCGTACTACTGTAGCTAATCCACCTCTATTTAAACCTGCGGGGGCAAACCATGCTTCACTAACTGAATCGTTATAAGCATAAACACCTGGGATCATTGTTGAAGATGGAACCCAAACAATTTGACCCGATTCTGGGTCAGTAGTTTGTAACCAAGGAGCGTATGTTGCAGCATAGCTTGAATTATATGTTGCAGCGTTGCCTGTCATAGTAGATAGTGTAGCACCATAAACTGCAGGATCTACTACTGCTAATGCATCACCTCTAGTTTGTACCATGTTGATTAATGAGGTAATTGTAGAAGTAGCTTGACCAATAATTAAACCTGGGGCTGTAATTGAGTTGAAGATATATTCATCTTGATTACCTAATAAATTAATTGATTGAGTATAATCTGCAGCTCTAACACCTTGAATATTATCGTCTCCTGTAATATTTTCGTAGTATAAATCACTACCAGCTATGATATCACCTGTAGCTCCTCCAAATGAGCCACTAGCTACATCTGGGAGTGAAGATGAAAATGCAGATTTAGCATTACCGGCATTGTCAAAATAATCTGGGGTGTTCGTGATTGAAGAAACGTACACATAATTTGATTTAGATAAATAAGTACCTACAGGTTTAACATACGGGGTTGTATCTGAAGTGTCAACTATATAATACGTATCACCTATTACTTTTGAAATGTAATTATCAGCTTTAGGGTCTAATGATAAATTAGGCCAAGTTTCTAATACTAATTTTTCATTAGTTACATCATTACCTCTACGAATAACTAAATCAAATGAACCTTGAGCAACATTGTTAGAAGTTATTTCATATCTAATATTATCCGATGAACCACTTTCTAAAGCACCATTATCATCTTCAGTAGAAGTACTATTTAAAATAATACCTTCACTAAAAGTATTTAATTGAAAAGCTACTCCAGTACCTGTGGCAATTACCCCTCCACCTAATGTTGTTTGAGTAGTAAACGTAGCTCCTGAACCTGTAGCTACTGTAGTAGTGTTGTAAGTAGTACCAAATGCTGATGCTGTGAATTCAACGTCGGCTGATGCTGTATTGATAGTAAAGATACCATCTAAAGCTGTATTAAGATCGGCTCCTAAATTAGTTGCTGTTTCTGTTGCAGTAGATCCTGTAGAAAAGAAATATAATTTACCATCTACATCATCTTCAGGAACTGGGTTACCTGAGGCTACAAATCTGTATAAAGTAGAATCTGGGAAAGTAACTCTTACTTCTCTACCATCTGTAAATTCTTCATTTATAGTAAAACTACCAGATGTAAATTTTCCCCCTTCAGTTGTAGTACTATTTGTTACACTACTTGTTGCTTGAGTGAAAGATCCACTTGTAATTCTAGTTACTAATAACGAAGTACCTCCGTTGTTAAAATAATTGTAAGCTGAAATAGATGTTAAGAATGATTTAACGTCGGTTGACCCACTTACAAAAGTAGTACCGTATGTGTTAACATATTCGCTATAAGAAGTGACCATCGTTGGGATACCTGCAGGACCTTTAACTGTAGGGCCTAAGATAGCAGCTCCAGCCTGTACAGGTTGTGAAGTTACTTGTGATTGGTCATTTTCTCTAGCTAATACACCAGGTGATAATAGAGTTTCTGCCATTTTGATTTGAAATTAAATACGTTTAGTTATAAATATTATAGTCTTCCTCAAAAATCGATTAAGAGGGTAAAGTCTTAACTTGGGAGAGTTCTATAATACATATTTAATTTTTTATTCAAAATGCAAAATATTATCTACTGCTTTTAATACCATATTTGGTGTAATTGATTTAGTACACTCAAAATGACGGGGTGTATCTTTATGGTCAGGACACCATTCCCAATCACCAGGGTTTAACCATTCTCTATTAAAACACCCATTACATAACCCTTTAGGAGTAGTCACACGTTCACAATCTTTAAATTCTGTATAGGATTCACTAAACCCTGATATTAATGTAACAGGGGTACCAATTGACCAAGCTAACCAACTTAAACCACTACCAACACCTATAAAGGCTTCAGCATGTTTTAATTGATTCATTCTTACTCTAATATGCTTATTGCCAGTTTTATCTATAACATTTTTAAGGGTACCACCTAATTTTGAATCATGCCAATCATCTCCTAATGGTTCAGAAGTAATCATCATTACTTTATACCCCTTTTCATTTAAAGTATCAATTACAGTTTGCCAACCTCCTGGATGGTTCCAATACTTGGCATGTGCTGAACCATGAGGGGCTATTACAACATATTTTTCTTTAATAGGACGACCTAAATCAGCAAAATCAATAAGGGGTTTAATTTCTTTATATGGTAAACCAAGTATATCCGAAGCTGTTTGTCCTAAAGGAATACCTTTAAAGTCACGTTGTACACGGGTACTATCAAAAGTATGATCTTCATTATAAAACCACCCAATACCAAACATAGCATATATATTAGATACA